GCTCCCCCACTTGGACTCGAACCAAGAACCTGCCGGTTTCCGGAGCGGCGTGCTGGCGCGAGTGACGTCGATCACGGAGGCACACCGGCCAGACTCCCATTCCGAGACGAGCGTCCACGAGTCCCACAACGCGGTCGTGACGACGCTTCCCGTCGCGCTCTAACGTCGAATCCATTCGGGAAAACGAGGGGCTTCATCGCGTGATTGAGGAATACAGGAGACATCTGCTTTCGACCAGGACGGCGGCCGGCACGGTCGGCATCTATCTCTCGAAACTGCGAAGCCTTGAACGCTTCGTCGGCGAGCTGCACGGGGTGACGATCGATGACCTCGAGGCGTTCCTCGCCGACCAGACAGAGCGGCTCGGCCGGGCACCGGAGACGATCAAGTCGTACCGGACCGCGTTCCGCTCCTATTACAAGTGGGCGCACAAGCGCGGCTACATCGCGTCGGACCCCGCAGCGGAGCTCGACTCCGTGCGGATCCCGAAAAGCGTGCCGCTGCTAGCTACGGACGAGGGCGTGCAGCTCGGCCTCGTCGGCGCCCCGCTCGAGGAGAGGCACATGATCCTCGCCGGCCGAATGGGCGGGCTGCGACTGTCCGAGATCGCCACGCTTCGACCGAAGCATCGCGTCGGACGCATCTTCCGCGTCACCGGCAAGGGCGGCCGCACACGCAATGTCCCTATTAATGGGACGTGGATGCCGGTCGTCGCCGAGCTCGAAAAGCGCGGCACCGACTATTACCTGCCCGGCAAGTTCGGTGGGCACCTTCATCAGAGCACGATCGAGAAGAAGATCCAGGCGCGCACAGGGTTCAACCCGCACGCGCTCCGGCACGCGGCCGCGACCGCAGCGTACGAGGCCACCCGCGACCTGCGCGCCGTGCAAGAACTCCTCGGCCACTCGTCGCTCGCGACGACCGAGCGCTACCTGCACACCAGCCTCCGCGCCGTCATCGCAGCCGCGGACGGCACGGCATTCGCCGACCCGTTCGACATCAGAGAGCGCGTTGCAGCATGAGCATCGACACATGGTGGATCTCCGACGAGTGCGTCGGCGCCCGCAAGGGGTACGACGAGCACGAGCGCTGCAGGGATGCCGCGTGCAACTGCTCGTGCCACGAATCATCGAATTCGGGTAGGGAGCGATGAGCGAGCACGAGGACCGCACGACGGCAACAATATTCGGGCGCACTGTCTACTACCAGCCGCGCTGCTCGTGCGGCTGGATCGCCGGCCACGCGATGCGTGCACGCTACGGCAACGTCGGCGCCTACGAGGTCGCGTCTGCCGCCGCGCGTCGAGACTTCCGTGACCACGAATCATCGAATTCAGGGAGCGAGCAATGAGCAACGCAACACCCGACGAGGCACGGCTCGACGCGCTTGGATATGTCGAGCAGACGATCTACGCGAACGAGGACAACCCCGAGCCGAGCACGTGGAGCAACGCCGACGTGCTCGAGCTGCTGCAAGAGGTCGCCGAACGGCTGATGCTCGACGGTGAGATCATCGCGCCCGAGTGCGGCGCGACGATCGACAGTCTCGTCGACGTGGGTCACACGCACGTCTGCTGCGCGCCGCAAGACCACGGCGACGCGCACGCATGCGAGTGCGGCGCGTGGTTCGAGCTCGTCCCGGTATCGCCGAATTCAGGGAGCGAGCCATGAGCAGCACGAAGATCGTGAAGTCGCGCAAGGCAGGAACGTGTTCGGCGGAATTCGCTCACCCATGCCAGATCAACCCTGGCGATCGCGTGCTCGTGGTGACGTACTTCCCCAGCGACGAAGCATGCCGCGACTTCGGCGCGCCACCGTTCGCGCGGATCCGTCTCTGCTCGTGGTGCCTCGCCCGCGAAGAGGGAACAGGGTGGCGCATGTACCACCGCCCTGTATCGGACAATTCAGGGTCATCGATCAAGAAAGATATCCGCGGATACACGCGGGATTCGGACTGAGAACCGGCTCTCAGTCAATTGCCCGTCAACAAAACCAGGGACCGGTGGTGCAGCAACCGAGCGTTAGGCTGCGCCGTATGTCTGGCTGGTTGCACTTCTCGCAGGCTCCATCGCACGACGATCCGGCAGTCGGCGAGCGCACGCTCGGCGTGGGGGTCGTGCCCGATGGTGTCGCCGTGTCGGTGCTGCGTGACGGTGTGCCGAGTGCATGCACGATCTCGTGGTCGGATTGGGATCTGCTCGTGGAGCATGTCGAGCTCGAGCGGTAGGCGGCCGACGGTATCGCTGTACTTCATCGCGCCGAGCGTCGATCCTACGAGCCATTTGGAGTAAGGCCGCGGCGGCGACGATGATGTTCGCCGGGTCGAAGATGATGTCGATCACACTGGACAGTCGCCCGCGCAGCAACAATCGGCCTAGATACAAGGAACGGCACCGACCACCGGAGTCCATGCCGCCTCGTCGACCGTGCGGCGCAGCTCCCCCGTGCCCTGGTCGGTGCGCTCCCGCACGATCAGTGCCGGATCCGTGGGCGCTAGCGAGTATGACGGCCGCCGGTCCCGGTAGTCGCCGCCCGAGGCGACGTACTCCTTGATGAGCTCGTCGACCTCTTCGTTCATCGCGAAACGCCCGCACATGCGCGTCAGCGTAGCCCGAAACGTCGAAAGCGCCCCCGCTCCCCTCTTGCGAGGTGGAGCGGGGGCGCTTGTAGTTCGTTCAGCCGAGGTCGGCTTCGACGTGCAGCGACTCGGTGCCGGTGTTCGGGAACGTGATGACCTCGCCGTCGCGGGTTGCTTCGACTTCGATTCGGTAGTCGCCGACGTCGAGCTCGCCGGTGAGCATGTGCTCCACGACCCCGCCGGCCGGGTCCGGGATCGTGGAGTCGAGGACGAGCGTGTCTCCCCCGTTCGGCTTCGCGAGGAGCCTCACGGTCGCTCCGGTGAGGTCCGCATTGACGACGAACTGGATCGGGTACTTGTCGCCATGCTTGACGCTGATGCTCACGGGACACGACCTTTCAGAGTGTGAGGTTGCGGGGTGCCAGCCAGGGTGTGCTCGACGGGTGTGCCGGTGAGCGTGAGCGCGATCGGTGTGCCCGTGAGCGTCCGTACGGGTGGGAATGCGGGAGCCGACGATGAGCGACCATGCGCGGACCCCGCGTAGGCGAATACCCCGGACGCAGCACCGTGCATGTCGGTCGCACCGGCAGCTGCGCCGACGTACTGGTAGACGCCTACACCATCACCGTGCGGGACACCGACCGAGGGCGCGTGCCCGGAAGCGGTGCCCACATAGGCGAGGTCGCCGTGTGCGGCACCGTGAGTGTCCAGGTGACCTGCCGCCCCACCCTCGTAGGTGAACACGCCTGATGCGCTCCCGTGTCGCTGCGTGGACCCGGATGCTGCACCGTCGAATGCGTAGCTGCCGGTCGCGTGACCGTGCGACTCCGTGAGGGACGGTGCATGACCCGACGCAGTGCCGGACCATGCCATGTCACCGGATGCGGTCCCGGCAGGATCCTCGCTCCCCGACGCTGAACCCTCGAACACGACCGCATCAGCAGCGGCACCACGCGGTGACAGTCGCCCGGACGCGGACCCCTCATAGTCGAGACTGCCCGAGCTCGTGCCATGCATGGCCGTGCTGCCCGACGCCACACCGGCGAAGGCCACCGCACCGGTCGCGGCACCGTGCGAGGCTCGCGACCCCGACGCGGCACCCGCGAAGCCGTACGAACCAGTCCCGGAACCCTCAGGCACACCGTTCGCGGGCGTGTCCATGAAGTGGGCGACATCCGCCGCCGACAATGCGACATCGAAGAGGCGCACGTCGTTGACGGCGCCCTGGTTGTACTTCGTGTTCGTGCCGCCGGCGTAGAAGTACTTCACATCACCGAGGTCGCCGGTGCCGGCCACCGGTTGGGATGCAACCTGTGTGCCGTTCACGTACAGCACCAACGAAGTTTCTGACAGGACCGCGGCGATGTGATTCCACACGCCTGTCGTCGTCACCGTCACCGGGGCCGTGTCGGTGTTCGTGCCGTTGGAGTCGTGAACCTCGGTCTGCAGCGTCGTCTTCGAGGGCCGGAAGATCGTGAACGCCGTGGTCGAGTCATCCAGCGTGGACCGGATCTCGATCAGGTCGCCGGTGCCGGTGTAGCTGACTGCTTTCACCCAACACATCAGCGTCGCGGTCTTCGACCCGGAGAACAGGCTGACGCCTTCCAACCAGATCGCCGGCGCGTTGCCCGCCTCACCCTGAGTCGCGTACGTGTGCGGAGGATGACCGGCGACCCACGCGACAGCGCCTTGCACATTGCCGGTGTGACCATTCCCGGAATAGTCCGCGACGGTGGTTCCGGTGCCTTCGTCGGCCGCCCACGCGACCACCGGGGCCGGGTAAGCCATCAGCGGGTCCTTCAGCTGGCGGAGGCGGTGTTGCTCAGGCTGTCGACCGTGTACTGCCCGGCCGCATTCGCGGCCTGATCACCGGTCAGCGCCCACACCCCCAGGCACGTGCCCGCGGACTCGGCAGACCATGCCGTCACGTGCGTGACCGCACCGGACGCCGTCAGGCCGGTGAACGCGACCGCTGCCGACAGGCTGAGGTTGCCGGACGCGTCCGACTCCCACGTGCACGCCGTGCGTGAACCCGTCTCACTGCCGGTGCCGTCTGACCCAGGTGCAGCCGAATGCAGCTGCAGGTACTTCGCATCCGCGGCGATCGCCGCGCCGCCCACAGCCAGAGCGGCAGCACTCAATCCAGACATCTATCTCTCCCTGTTTCGTTACGGCTATTACGCGCTGGGCGGGGTGCCGGCAGCTGCCTGGTCCGGATCTGCCGGCGTGGTCGGTGCGACGTCCGTCGACGGGATGACTGTCGGGGTCGTCACGACCGGTGCGATTGGCGTGGGCTGCACGGGTGCGTTCGCTTCGGGGAGGTAGCCGAGGACGCCGATCAGGAGTGAGCCAAGGGACGCGAGCGCGGCCGCCTGGAGGACTTGCGCCCAGTCGACGTCGGTGACGAACACGGCAGTGCCGACGCCGGCAACAAGCGACTGTGCAGCGGTCTTGGTGACGCGCTCGAGGAGGGCGAGCCAGACCGGAACACTGCTGCCGCTCGTTTCGGCGATGCCGGCGAGCGAGGTGAGCAGCGAAAGGATGCCGCCGAGGACGACCGCGGAGGCGACGGAGAGCCACGGGATGCCGAGCAGTGATGCGCCGCCGATGTACGGGACCGCGATGACGACGGCGGTGCGCAGCGCGCGCATGCCGGCGGCTTTCCACCAGGTGCTGGTGGTGATGGTGTCAGTCATGAGATGAGGTATCTCCTTGGGTGAGTTGCCGCGCCTGGTCGGCGGGCAGGGTGTCTTCGAGAGTGTTGAGGCGTTGGTGATCGTTGGTGAGCTTTTCCTGCACGACGACAACGACCCCGCGAAGATCTCCGACGTCGTCGCGGACTTCGCCGATGGCTTGCTCCTGGCGTTCGTTGGATGCTTCGACGGAGTCCATGCGGCCGTGCATTCCGTCGACGGAGGTGCGCAGCTCGTGCAGCTGCTCGAGCGCAGAAGTCAGTTCGTCGCGGAGATTGGTCTGGTGGTCGTTCTCGACCTGGCGGCGCAGCTTCTCGATCGTCGCGGTCGTGTCCGTCATGAACGGGCCGAGTTGCGCCCACAGGTCGGCGGCCTTCACGATCGTGCGCAGTGCCGGCCATGCCCGCCGGATGCCGATGAAGATCAGGGTGGCGATCGTGATCCACACGATGATCGTGGAGAGGTCGACGTCCCCGATCGTGTTGCTGAGCCATTGAGGTATGTCCATGCGGCCTCACATTCCGGCGCCTGTGGTCAGCCCGGTGAAGAGCAGCCACAACGCCAGGTAGGGAGCGACGAACCAGCCGTAGAGCACGCACGCGACCGCGGCGAGCGCGCCGATGCCGATGAGTTGCAGCCAGTGGAGGATGGCGTGCATTGGTGTCCGTTTCGTCGAGTCGGCGCGTGTGCCCGCGCCTGCGCGTCGGTGCGGGCACACGAGTTGATCAGCGGAGGCCGGAGACGACGCCCTGGAGGGCGACAATGGCGGCCTCGTCGGTGATCTCGACGTCGGCGGGTGCGTTGCCGAGGAACGTGGCCACCCCGTTGTGGATGGCGTAGGTGCCTCCTCGGCGTGCGCCGGTCTTGCCCTGGATCTTCACGAATCGCATGACTTCCTCTTCTCCTGATGCGATGGTTGTTGGCACTTGGATCGTCTTGATCCGGTGAGCGTGCCAGGGCTCGCCGGGGACGTCGAACGCGAAGCCGTAGCGGCTGGCGTTGGGTGCCAGCCATGCGGTCACGGACGGGGTGAGGGCGATGTCGATCGCGGTGCCGAGGCCGTGGTTCGACGTGCCGGGGATGGCTGCGGTTGGGGATCCGTTGCGCTGGTAGATCGCCCATGCGGCCTGCTGTCCGGCGTAGTCGCGGTAGCAGGACGGCACACCGTCGTCGGGCTCGGGTGCGAGGTGCACTGCCGCGTCGGCGGCTTCGCGGCACATCCATGCCCATTGCGCAGCGGTCTGTGGTTCGAGCAGTTGCCCGGGTGCGCCGTTGTAGGCGGGCACGAGGGTGGCGGTGTTCAGCCGCCCGTTCTCTGCCATGTGATGCTCCTAACCGCCCCATTTCGGGGCACGTGGGGTTTTAAAAGGACGGAGGGTGTGTTTAAGGTGTGGGCATGTCCGACACCGGGGAATCGAAGAAGAGGACGGCGGCACGGCTGGCGATCGCGTGGACGATCGCCGGCGCGTTCGTTGTCGGCGGTGTGGTGGCGGCGACGACGCTTTCAGACGCGGCCGCGCAGGCGCACCAGGTTGAGGTGCAGCGCACGGCCGCGGCGAGAGATGCGTCGACGCTGGTGCGTGCTGACGGTGTCCGCGATCAGGCGTTGGCGACGTCGTCGGTTCAAGCTGGTGTGCTCGCCGAGCAGGAAGCGGCCGCGAAGAAGAAAGCTGCCGAGGAAGCTGCTGCGGCTGCAGCAGCGAAGAAGGCCGCGGAGGATGCTGCGGCCGCCGCGGCCGCGGAGGCGGCTCAGGATCAGGCCGCAGATGAGCGCGATGACGGTTCGGGGTCGAGCGACTCGAGCGATTCGAGCGCCCCGCAGCAGCCAGTGACCTGCCCTCCTGGAAGTCAGGCGAACAGCGGTACCACGATCAACGGTGTGCGCGTCGACACGTCATGCTTCCCCGAGATCTGCTTCCACATCACGTTGCCGGATCCGAATCATCCGGAGTGCGTGACGGCGTTCAAGCCTTAGCCTCGAGCGCGGTCACGCGCGTGCACAGGTCCTGGAATCCGGCCAGGAGCGGGACGACGAGCTGCGAGTAGTTCACGGTCCACGCGCCGCCGGCAGGGATCACGCATTGCTTCCCGGCATCGTCGAGAATCGGCGACCCATCCGGCATGGTCAGCAGCATGTCCTCTGACGTGGTGGGTGCCACGTCGGGGCCGAACCCAGCCGCATGAACGTCCTCCGCGAGCACGAACACCTTCAACGGCGAGTCGGCATCGTCCCACACGTACCGTCCCCAGTACGCCGGGATCGTGAGCAGCTTCGCGACATCATCGGCTGCCATCTGCACAAGCCCGGTCTTCAAGAGGACCGAAGACGCGGATGTTCCGAAGGTGCCGTCGCCGTCGATCCATCCAGCAACCCAGGAACCGACGTTCATGTTGTAGTTGTGCGACGGCAGCGACTTCAGCGGGGACCCGTTGGACTGCACCTGCCCTGAGGAGATCAGGTTCCCGGAAGCGGTCACGTTCCCCGGCGTGATGTCGCCAGGCGAAGCGATCTTGGTGTCGATCTCCGACTTCGTGTACGAGTTCGCGGCGATCGCGGTTTGCACGGTGGAGTTGATGTTCGCGAGCGCGGCTTGCACCTGATCGACGAGTGACGCGACGGAGGTGCCGGTGGGGCGTGATAGGTCGCGGATCGCGGCCCACAGCTTGCGGATCTCGCTGGTGAGCGCGATCAGTGGGTCGTTGCTGCCGGATGGGTAGCCGCCGCTCACAGTGCACCTACGGGCACGGGTGCGGTCTTGACGGTGATCGTCCTGGCTTTCTCGTCGCCGGAGAGCCCGATGATGCGCATCTGCTTCGTGCCTCCCTCGGCGTAGTAGGGATCGCCGATCTTCGTCTCGGGGTCCCACTTCTGGATGTCGAGCTCGCAGTAGTCGCCTTTGGAGTAGGACCCGAATTGCGGGCCCGCGGGCTTTCCGTTCTCATCGACCGGGTACGCCTCGACATCGAAAGTCCAGGTCTCTTGCGCCTGCTGGCCAGCGACAAGGTTCTCCGACGTCCACTTGTCGAGGGTGGACTGATACTCGACGGACGTGTGCGAGGTGTCGAGCGTTTCCATGAGCGGGTAGCCGGCGTCAATGAGCGTGTCGTCGATCTGGCGGGAGACGAGCACGGTGTCGGCGGAGCGCCCGGCGGATCCCCACGCGATCGAGGCCATCGCGGTGGCGTCCTCATTGGTGACGAGGTTCGAGACCGGGCTGAGCGGTGCGGTCACGTTCCATCGGGTGACGGACGGTGAGGAGACCTGCGGCTGCTCGTCACTGCCGGTCTGCATCAGCCACTCGATGCCGAGCTTGTCGTCGGTGAAGCGGCCGAGGAAGTTGATGTCAGGACCGTTCTCGAGCGCGGTGATGTCGCGCAGCTTGTCGCCGAGAAACTTGAAGTCGACGCCTTCGACGGTGTCGCTGTGGGTGCCCGCTGCGTCGTCTTGGAACACGACCGGCAGGTTGCCGCCGGTCCAGTCGAGGCACTGCTGCACGAGCCGTTTCGCGATGGTCCCGTACGAGAGGCCGGACTCGGTTGTGGCGAGATCCGGGTTCGCCATCGTCTTCGTCTTATCGCTCGGGTCCGGAACGAGCCAATCGTCGACGTCGATCGTGCCCGCGAGCAGAGGGATGATCAGCCGGTGATCGAAGATCGACGCGAATCCCTTCGCGCCGAGCTGCAGGCGCCTCTTGCCCCAGTCGTACTTCCGGGTCCAGATCGGGCCACCTATGACCTTGTTCTTCTCCACGACGACGAGGAAGCTCTTCGCCGGCGTCGCCGACGCGCGCAGGTTCAGGGCGCGCATGTCGGGGTCGTTCAGGTCGATGGTCGCGGTCACGGTCTCGGCCGAGTTGAGCGGGTCGTCCCACGGGCCGGTCAGAACGTTGAGATCCTGGATGCGTCGGCCGGTGCGGACGTCGCCGATGATGTAGCGGGTCATGGCATCCTCCGGTCCGGTAACGGCGATTACGTGTGGTCCGGCAGCGTGTGGGTCCCGGTGCTGGTGCATGGGACGTACACGAATGCGAACCCTGCGCAGGGGTCTTCGTCGAGCGGCCTGGACTGGTCGGACACGCAGACGGTCACGTTCCCGATCGCGTACCCTGCGCCGCCGATCGTTCAGCTAGAGGAGGTTGGCGGCAGCGCCGTGCAGTGGGCGCAGCTCGCGACGGTCACCAAAACGGGCTTCACATTCCGCGTCGTGCGGATCGCGTCGTATCCGTCGGCGATCAACACGAACTGGTACGCCACTCCTGCGTAGCCGCTCGGTCCTGAGCCGTCCTGCGCCGTCAGGCAATCGCGATCCAACCCACCGTGATTACCGCCGACGGAAGCGACGACGCGCCGGCGTTGTGGCCGGTGAGGGTGAAGCCCGTAGTGGAGACGCTGTACACGTTCCATGTGGCGCCAATGTTGGCGCTCTGATGCTGAACGCTAACGCTTGGCACCTCGACCATCGGAACGGGAAACGTGACGGTCACGGTGGCCGTGTTGTTGTTCGACGCGGCTCCGTTGAGGTTCACCTGAACCGTTCCGCCCTGCAGCCGCTTTCCCCACACGCTGCCGGACCACACGTAATCGCCGTTCAACGCTGCGGTGGAATCGTTCGTGACGCAAGCGCTCTGGCCGGTCTGCGCGGTGGTCCACAGCTGCAGGTCGTCGTAGGTGCGGAAGGGGACCTTCCCGCCGGCGCCGGCCGTGTACGGTGCGGTCGTGGTGATGACGACCCCGGTGTCGCTCGTGGTTGTCGCGGTCGATGGGACGAGCACGGTGCCGAGCTCGAGCGCGCCGGCGGGGAGCCCGTCCGGGTTGCGGACCGGGTTCGCCGCAGCGACGCCCTTGAGCACGCCGAAGACGGGATCGTCGTCGTCGTCCGGGACGGACACGGTGGAGGACGAGTCGTGCTGCACGGCGAAGACGACGTCGAGGCGTGACTGCGACGACGGTGCAGGGTCCAGTGTGACGTTCGTCGTGCCGTCGTTGGCCAGCAGTACCGGTCCCCCGTCGCGGATCGCAGCCCCGGCGAAGTCGGCAACGGCTATCGCCATGCTGTCGGTTGAGGACAGCAGCGCGGTTCCCACGGGTGCGGTGATGCCGCCTCGAGGCGATCCGTCGGCGTTCGCGACGAACAGGTTGCGGAAGTCGTACCGGGTGTCGTCGGCGTCGGTGGCAGCGTTCTTGGCGGGTAGACCCTTGCGCAGCGTCACGATGTGCTCCTAAAGGTAGGCGGGCGCGATGTCGATCGAGAACCCGGGTGTGCCCGTCTTCGCGCCGAGCACGGTGAACTGGATGTTCCTGGTCGCTCCCGCGGGCACGGCGAAGAAGTCGCGGCCGGTGAGGAACCCGGACACGTCGTTCGATTCACCGTCGATCGACGCGGTGCCGGTGCGCTGGTTGATGGTGACTTCGGATCCGGCAGGTATCTGCCTGTCGAATTCGACCGTCTCCCCGGTTTCACGGCACGCGGCGATGAACCCCTCCCCCATGCCGCCGCGTGCGCGTACACGCGGCCAGGTGGCCGCGGAACCCGCATTCGTGACGGTGATCCGGCCTGAGGTTCCGTCGGCGCCGAAGTCCCAGTACTTCGTGGCCGTGGTGCCGAGTGGGAACAGGAGGCCGCCCCCGGAGACGCGCGGTTCCGCGTCGAAGGTGATCGTGTCGCCGTACATGAGCGGGTCGGTGGCGATCATGTGGATCGTGAAAGTGAAGATCCGCGACTTGCGGTTGTCGTCGATCGGCAGGGAGCGGATCGAGACGACTCTGCTGCGGCGGCCGTCGATGTCGTCCATGACGGCCGTCGCAGGCAGCCCTTTCCCCAGTGCCGCCTTCAGGATCGTCTTCGCGGCGAGCGCGTCGGCGCGATCGGTGCCGCGGTACCAGCCGTCGACGGAGATCGCCGCCGACGACCGGTAGTCCTCCGCGACACCGAACGCGCCGTCGGCTTGCGCGCGTTCGTTGACGTCGGACTTGGAGTCGGTGAGTGACTCCCAGTCGATCGGGTTGCGGAAGTAGAACCCGGTGGTCGACGTCTTGTCGCCGGAGAGGGCGAGGCCGGCGATGGTGAGGGTCGCCATGGTCACACTCCTCCTGCGAGTGAACGCTCGAGCTCGGCGCCGAGTTGGCGGCCGAGGATTCGGCCGTCTGTTTCGGGCGTGTAGATCGTGATGGGCGCGTCGACGTGCGCACCATCAGCCGACAGGGCGCGGGCTGCGAGCTTGTTCGCGAGCTCGATGAGCCGGTTGGTGGTGCCGTAGTTCGTGACGGTCTCGGTCTCGCCTCCTTCGCCGAGCACGACGGTCGTGCCGCCTGGCGTGGCTTCGACGTCGGCACCGGATGCGAGGTGCGGGATCTTCGGGATCTTCGGGATGCCGATCTTTGAGGTGATCGCGTTCACGGACCCGATGAGCCCGTTGACGAGGTCGATCAGCCCGTTGATGGCGCCGGTGACGATGTCGCCGATCCCGTTCCAGATTCCGGTGAAGATCTCGACGATCCCGTTCCATGCCTTCTTCCAGTTGCCGGTGAACACGCCGGTGAGGAAGTCGATCAGGCCCTTCAGCACGGTCGTGATGGTCTTGATGACGGGCATCAGAACGTCACCGATCACGGACGCGATCGCGGAGAACGCGGGCTGCATGGCTTTCAGGATCGGCGCGATCGGCGACAGCACGGCCGTGATCAGCGTGGTGAACAAGCTGATCAGCGGGTTGAGGATGGGCCCGATCAGCTGCAGCAGCGGTGAGATCAGTTGCAGGATCGGTGAGATCAGCGCCATGAAGTCGCCGAGCAACGCGGAGATGATGGGCATCAACGCTTGGAACAGCGACGCGAGCGGCGGCAGGATCGCCGCGATGATCGGGGCGAGCGCCTGCGCGATCTGGAGGAACACCTGCGCGAGCATCCCGATGACGGGTGTCAGCATCTGAATCAACGGCAGGAGGATCGAGCTGAGCAGCTGCACGATCGGTGTGAAGACCGGCAGCAGCGCGGTGACGACGCCGATGAGCGGCACGAGGGCCGCCTGCGCGAGCTGCAGGATCGGGGCGATCAAAGGCTGCATCGCGGCCAGCACGCCGGTCACGATGGGGATGAGCGCGTTCATGAGCTTCATCAGCGGCGGGAGGATCGCTTGGATGAAGGGAAGGAACGCCTGCGCGGCCGCGGTGATGTAGGGCACGAATGCGGCGAACAGCGGTGCGAGGCCCTGCAGGAGCGGTGCGACGAGCTGGATGCCCTGCACGAGCAGCCCACCGAGCACGGGAATCAGCGGCTGCACGGCCTGCAACACGCCCGTGATGACGGGCGCGAGCGCTTGCATCGCGGCACCGAGCACGGGCCCGAGCTGTGCAGCCAGTGCACCAGCGAACTGCGCGGCCGCGCCGAGCGCGGTGGCGATGGCGGGCAGCGCCGGCTGGATCGCTTGGATGCCGGCCTCGAGCCCGGCGAACAAGCCGGTGAGACCTTCGGCGAACGCCGGCTGCGAGAGCGCGCCGGCGATCGCGGAGAGAGCGCCGCCGACGGTGGTGCCGATGCCGCTGAACAGGGTGCTGAGGGTTGGTGCGAGCGCGCCGAGCATGCCGCCGATCGGGGCGAGCGCCGCGGAGAGCCCTTTCACGCCGGCCGCGGCACCTGTGAAGATCGTCGTCATCGTGGACTGGAAAGCCGGTGACGCGACGATGTCGGAGATGCTCTGCAGCGCGTTCGTGAGCGTGTCGAGCCCGGAGGATCCGGAGGCCTGAGCGGCTTTGAAGAGGCTGCCGATGATGGAGACGACGGAGCCGATGATGGAGCCGAGCTGCTGCAGCACGGTCATCGCGTTCGACACCCAGGTCTGGAGAGTGCCGTCGGAGGCGACCTTCTGGATCCAGCCGTTGAACTGGATCGAGATGTCCGAGAACCAGGTGCCGATGCCGGGCAGGTATTGGGCACCGAACTGTCCGAGCGCCGCGATGGAGGACGCGAACGCGTCGGTCCCGGCGGTCGAGTTCTTGATGGCCTGCGACAGCTTGGACATCATCCCGGTGAGCACGCTGCCGCCGAACGCCTTCTGGAAGGATCCTGCGACGGAGCCGGCCCAGGTGCCGAGCGAGCTGGAGACGTCGCCGAGGCCCTTCTTCAGCTGCGGGAAGACACCGTTGACGAGGTCGAGGATCGGCTGCTTCGCCTTGGCCCAGAAGTTGTTCTGGATCGTGGTCTGCAGCTGCTTCCACAGCGGGTTGAGCGAGGAGAGCTGGGTGCTGGCGTCCTTGAGCGCGACGATCAACGCAATGCCGGCGACGCCGGCCGCGGCGAGCAGGCCGGGGACGGGTGCGGCCAGCGCCGCGAGGGTCGCGAGCGAACCGGCCATGGTCAGGATCCCGGCACCGGAGCTGAGAGCCATCGCGCCGATGGACCCGATCGAGGAGACGACGAGCGCGAGCTTCGGCAGAGACCGGTCGAGGTTCTGCAGCCGGCTGCTGAGCCCCTTGACGAGGTCGGTGGTGACCCGGGCGCCGGACAGCGACGCGATCAGTGTGGTGGCTTTCGCGATCGATGTCTTCGTCAGGTCGACGTCGACCTTCGCGGTCCGCTTGCGGGTGACCTCGGCGATGTGGGCGGACGCGCCAGCCGTGGCGGCGTCAACGTCGAGGGTGACGTCTTCGCCGTTCCACTTCTTCTGGAACTTCCGAATGCTGAGCTCGGCGTCTCGCGTGTCGAGCGCGAGAGGCAGTTGCAGCTGGGTGCTCTTCTCGATCCGTTCGAGGGACTTCTTGAGGTCCTCTTTGAATCGGGATGCGTCGGGCACGACTCGGATGGAGACGCGCCCGGCGCTTTTCCCGCCGGGGCTCTTGGCCATGAGCCCCTCCTCTGTTCAGCTGTTGATCTGTCGCATGAACCCGGCGACGTCGAACTCGGCAATCGTCGGGACCTTCTCGGGCTCGACGGGCTTCAGCCGCGGCCGCGGATACAGGTCCGCGGCGGTGAGTTGGACGCGGCCGAACGCGGCGATGAGCGACTTCTGCATGTCGTAGAGGTCGGCGAGCATCGCGGGCACGGGCGGCCACCGCCATGCCGGCGCAGCATTGCTGTGCGCGGCGCGCAGCCGTGAATCGGGGTGCGTGAGGAGTTGCCCCACGAGCAGAAGAGCGCGACGGACGCTGAGTCCTCCGGTCCACAGGTCCTGGAGGTTGAGCCCCAGGAGGTGTTGGAAGTCGAAGAGGATCTCGTCCGGGTGCTCGTCGATCAGCTCGCGGAGCTGTCGGCTTCCCCCAGTTCGGTCACGTACGCGAAAGCGAGGGTGAGCAGCGGGCCGGTGGCGTCTTCGAAGCTGCCGTGCGAGCGCACCCATTCGCGGAACGCGCTCGAGTCGACCGCGAATTCTTCCTGCAGGAGCTTGGCGAGCTGGCCGATGACCTTCAGGTTCGTGGCGGTGAGCGTGATCTGGTCGCCGCGGGTCTTCACTCGGGCGGCGGCGGCCATGACGTCGGCCTGTTCCCAGTACTCGACGTCGAGGGTGGGTCGCAGCAGTTCCCACCCGTCGGGGTGCTCGGCCGGGCGGACGCGCGCGGCGCCCTTCGGTTCACGATCGGTGGGCGTCTTCGCGCGTGCGGGGACGTTGGGCATAGCGGACCTGCTTTCAGCGGACCTTGATGGGTGCCCCGCCCTGCCGGTCCGCTACCTGAGCAGGGCGGGGCGGTCGGGGTGCGGCTCAGCCGCGGGTGTACGTGAACGCGCTCGAGGTGCCGGTCGCGTTCGTGACGGTGATGTTTGCGGCGCCGGCCGAACCGGCCGGCATCACGGCGACGATCACGCCGTCGTTGACGACGGTGAAGTCGGTGGCTGCGGTGGCGCCGAACTTGACGCCGGTGGCGCCGGTGAAGCTCGAACCGGTGATGAGCACCTGGTCGCCCTCGGCGGCCGCTGCTGGCGTCGCGGAGAGGATGGCCGGCTTCAGCGCGGTCATGCCGGTCTTGTAGACCTTCATGAGTCCGGACTTGCCGTTGTTCGACGCGATGACGGATTCGTCGGCGGCGTGGATGGACGCGGACAGCGGGATCTCGAAGAACTTCGCGTTGTCGATCGAGGGCGCGTCGCCGATGTTCACGTTCGTGTCGGGCATGTAGAACCCGAGCGCGCCGGTGCCGTCGGTGGCGAGGAGGAACAGCGCCTTGTCGAGGCCGTCGGAGGTGGACGGGATGACGTAGCCGCCGTCGGTGTCGACCCAGCCGTTGAAGCCGAGGTCGAGGCTGTTCTTGTCGACCTGGATCGGGTTGAAGCCCAGCGACCAGTTGGTGGCGGCGTAGATCGTTTCGACGCCGTCTTCCAGCCAGGAGTCGAGCTGGGTGGCGTCGCCGCCGTCGCGGTTGAACGCGGCCGTGTTGTCGGTGGACGTGTGGCCGATGTTCTCCCACCCGTCCGGTGGGGTGCCTTTGAGGGTGAAAGCCGTGAGCGGGCTGTCGGGCACCGCGGTGTTGGCGTCGGCGAGGAAGAGCGTCCCGTGTCCCGGGACGATGAGAGCGGTCTTGTCGACGCTCATGATGGCCTCCATGAGGGTTTCGCGGACCCGCCCGTGGGCGCAGGAGGTGGATGGGTTAGTTGCGCAGTTGCAGGTCGAAGGACCCGTCGTACTGGGTGATGTCGTGCACGGCGATGTCCGAGGATGGCTGCCGTGAGAACAGGGATGCGTCGGCGACGGATGACACCGTGCCGACGCCGTCGACCGTGGCGGCCTCTGGGTCGTCGTTCCAGGACCAGACGAGGTCATAGAACGCTCTTGCTGTCGTGCGTGCGTCGTCGAGCGTGGCGCCGATGACGGACAGGTTCAGGGTGACGTTCCACAGGCCGGGACCGTTGCCGTCCTGGCCGTCGCCGATGACGTCGTACAGCACGAGCGGCAGCGAGTCGATCGAGTCGAGGTCTGTTTCCGGTGCGACGGTGGACCCGTCCGGCTTCCCCCGCTTCAGCAGCGTGTAGAGCAGCTCTTCGGGGTCGATCATCACGACACCTCGTGGATGGCGGCGACGGCCTTGCCGAGGCTGTGCTGCCCCTTCACGTAGCCGGCAAGTTCGCCGTGGCTGATGACCACGTGCCCGAGCTCTTTCGGGATTGCGAGCGGGTCGGTGGCCACGACGAGCCGGTCCTTGCCGTTTCCGGCTTTCTGGACGCGGATGCTGCGCACGAACGCGTCGTTCGGGCCCGAGTGCTTGGAGGCGAAACCGCGCGCGAGTTCGGCGAGCTCGTCGGCGACGGAGTCCATGACTGTGCTCTTGCCTGCCATGATCGACACGGTTCGGGTGACGGAGTCGAAGACCTCGGCCATCAGGCGCCTCGCTTCTTCAGGATCACTTCGTAGTGCTGGGTGCGGGTGGACATGCCGTAGAGCTTCGGATCGCCGATCTGCTCCCAGTCGCTGCCGTCGAGGCTGATCATGGAGTGCTGGTCACCTGGCCAGGTCAGACAGTGGAACGCGACGGTGGTGAAGTTCTGAAGCCCGTAGTTTGTGGTCTCTTCGGCGGTGAGCGGGTGCTTGTTGCCGCGCACCGTCACCGGGTCGCCGGCCGGGCTGTAGTCGTTCTGCCCGATGCTTCCTTCCGTCTTCGCGTACCGCTGGACGGTCAGGGAGTGTTTCGGGTTCGTGAGCAGGGACATGTCATCTCCACCCGCGGTCGAGCCCGAGGCCGATGGTGCCGGGCGTGGAGACGATCTGCGCTCCTGCGAGCGTGGCGATGTCCTCGTCGGTGAACCACAGGTTCCCGGACGCGACTTGGGCGCGCAGCGCGTAGTTGTATCCGCCATCGCCTTCGCTGGCATACCCTTCCGGGTTCCGTGTGACGCGGAGCACGGCGTCGGCGATGACACGCTTATACAGGTTCGGAGTGAGTTTGCCGGTGGCGAGCCGGGATGTGATCCTGGCCCGCCACCGGCTGAGTGCGTAGTCGACGGCATCCTGGATCTGCACTTCGACCTTCGCTTGGTCGTACCGGTCTTCGAGGTTCCCCTCGAGGTACCGGTTGTCGACATCGCGGAAGGTCACGGTGGGGATGGATGCCATCGGTCCTACTCCTCCTGCTGGCCGGCGCCGGCCTCGCCTTGCGCGGCGAGTTCGGCGTCGTGTTCCTCGATGCGCTGCTTGAGCTCGTCGACCGTTCCGTCCGTGGGCAGGTCCCGCAGTCGCAGCTCGACGATGAGCGTGTCGCGCTCGTCGGTGCTGTCGTTCTCGCCCGTGTCGGACTCGGCGACGTCGTTCTGCACGTACGCCTTCGGGTTCGTGACGTGCTTGGCCAGGTGCTTCGGCACCTCGGTGCCGGCGCGGAGCACGATGGTCTCCCATCGGTTCTTCCTGCGCAGCTGGATGTGCACGTCGTGCCTGAGGACGCCGGCCATCAGAGCACCGTGGCGGCGAGAGCCGACTTCGCGCCGATCGTGGATAGCACCGGGAGGAAGATCGACGAGGCGAGCACGTCGACGCCCTCCGGGTCCGGCTCGTGGAACGCGGCCGCGAAGATCCCGGCGATGTCTCCCCCGCTGATGCCGTACGTGTCGTTCAGCGCCTCGGAGGGAACACCCCACAGGGTCTGCCCGAGCGGTCCGGTGCTGCCGACCAGGCCGGTGCTGCGGCTCGGCACGAGAATGAACTGGTCGTCGGAGATGACGCGCGTCCAGCTGCCGGAGACGTCCTCGTACTGCGTGTCGTAGACGACGATGTCGGTCAGACCGTAGTCGGCGAGCACGGACAGTACGTCGGCGCGGCTGATCCGGGTGAGCCCGGAGTCGCTGCGGCCGGTCGACGCGGCGATGAACCCGGCGTTCTTCGCCAGGTCGGACAGCACCTTGGTGGAGGTGATCGCCCCGGCGGCCGGCGCACCGACGGAGTCGTCCGACATGAGCACCTGCTGCCAGGAGTCGATGTCGGCGATCGCGTCTGCGCTGGTCGTCGACCAGGGGGTGCCGGCGGTGACCGTCTGGCCGGCGGGGCGGCCGAAGTCGATTTCGAGCGTGAGCCCGTTCTCGCCTTCCATGGTCACCTTGCCGGTCTGGATCGCCTCACCGCGGGCGAAGATCGCGCGGACGGCGATCGACTGCCCGTTGTGCGTCGCCTTGGACTCGAGAGCGGCGCCGAGGGCGTCGTCGCCGGCGCCGCGCAGTCGCAACGTGTCGTACTCACCGACGCGCAGCTTCGTGCTCGAGGCGGGCAGCGAGCCCTTGCGGGTGCCGATCGACTTCTCCTTGCCGTACGGCGCGGTGGCGTCGTACGCGCGGAACGAGGCGGCGCGCGGCAGCTTGAGCTCGTCGGCGTCGAGGTTGAAGTCGAGCGTCTGGTTCTCAGCGCTCGGCAGGTACGGGGTGAGGGCGTCCTGCGCCTCGACCGCGTCGGCTGCGCCGCGGGCGATCGCGGTCAGGTCCGAGGCGTCCCGGATGGACGGGTCGTAAACTCCCATGATTTGTGGTCCTCCTTACGCGCGGAACGCGAACTTGCCGTTGGTCGGGGTGGTGCGGTCGATGCCGCGCTGGGCGGCGACCGGGAGGTTCGCCGGGATGATGACCGCGTCGACGATCAGCGCCGTGGTGACCACGTCGGGAAGGGTGCCATCGCTGCGCTGCAGCGCGAGCGGGAAGGCCAGGAATCCTTCCAGGACGCCCTGACCGTCGCCGCTGCCGCCGCTGGTGGTCGTGGTGACGGCGACGGCGGGGTCGGTGCCGCCGGTGAGCGAGCTCGTGGCCGTCATCTGCGGGATGTTGTCCGAGCCGCCGAACGTGACCGTGTACGGGCCGCCGGCGTCGCCGGAGACCGTCGCGGAGCCGACGTTCGCCAACGCCTCGATCGCGGCCTGCACGGTCGCGGCGGTCGCGTTGTACGCGATCGCGTCCGTGGTCTGCCCGTCGTACGTGAGCGTGAACGTGCCGCCGGTGGGCGCACCGCTGATGGTAACCTTCTGCACCTCGGCGACGGCGTCGAACGGGACGAGCAGTCCGCCGACCTTCGCGACGGCGACTCCGGCGGGCACGATCTTCGTCGTGGCGTCGTAGTGGGTGCCGCTGGTCAGCGAGCTCACGTCGAGCGTGCCGGACTGCGCGTTGGCGAACGCGCCGCTGTCACCGGCGAGCCAAGTGTGGTCTGCGGCGGGGACCGCCGGGACCGACTGAATCGACAGATCAGTCATGGTTGATGCCTCCTCAGGCTGTCTTTCTGGTCATGGATTCGCGGACTTGCTTGCGCTTCTCCGAGATGGAGGCGCCTGCTCCGCCGCCGGCCTGTCGCTGGCGTCCGAGGGCCCGCGCGAGCGCGTCCTCGCTGCCGCCGTCGTTCTTCGTGCCGAAGGTGGCGGCGTAGGTTTTGAGCTGCTCGAGGTCGATCTCGCCCTGGTCGTCGGTGAAGCTCGCCGGATCGACGTGCGCGAAGATCGTTTCCACCTCGTCATCGGTCTTGCCGGTGAGGCCCTGGAATCGGCCCTTGACGGCGTCCTTCAGGTACTTCTGTGCGCCGATGTTCTCGCCCTGCCGGCGGGCTTCCTCGCGTGCCTCCTCGAGCGCTTTCTCCGCGTCGGTCTGGCTCGCCTTCTTCAGGTCCGTGAGCTCCTGGAGAACCGAGTCGTAGTCCTTGCGTGCGTTCGCGGTGCGTTCGTGCTTCTGCGCCTTGTCGCGCCAGTACGCGGCCTGCTCCTCGGGCTTCATGTCCCGCCACGGCGTGTTGGCGGGGAAGCCCTTGTCGGCGTCGCCGTCCTTGCCATCCTTGGGATCATCCGCGCTGGAGCCGGAGCCGCCGGCACCATCGGCCGGGTCGATGAACACGATGCGAGGGTGGCAGTAGACGCGCTGGCCGAAAGCGTTGAAGCGGAACATTGTTGGTCCTCCATGTCGGGGCGAGCGCCCGTGTCAGGCTGGATGCCGGGGACGCCCGGCGCGTTACAGGGACCGGCCGGTCGCCTGCAGCATCGCGATGTAGTCGCGAAGGTTCTTGGTCATCTGGGTGAGCGTGGTGCGACGGTCCACGAGAGCCGACATGTCGTCGGTGAGACGGTTGTAGTTGAGGCCGGCCGGGATCTGCTTCTGCAGCTGTTCGAGCTCCGCCGCGGCCTCGTCGAGGTTCTTGGTCGCCTCGGCGATGTTGGCCGCGTTCTGTTGCCGCAGGTTTTCCGACGTCGGATTCTTGTACGCGGGCCGGCCGGCTTCCTCGGGCGTGCGGAAGTGGTTGCCCTTCTTCACGAGGACGGGCCCGAGTTCGCCGTGCTCGTTGACGGAGACGCGGACTTCCTTCAGCTGTTCACCGAACGTGCCGCCCGCTGCCGCGTAGAGCTTGTCGAGGTCGTCGCGGTTGAGCTGCTTGCCGGGGTCGTCGCCTTGCACTATCGGCATCGGCAGGCAGTGGCAGTGGTCGTGGATCGGCATCAGGTCATCGGATCCGTACCACTGGTCGGAGGCGACGATGCAGAGGCCGCAGGACATGCCGTCTTTCGCGAGCTCCGGGTGGATGACCCGCCGGTAGCCGACGATGACCGGGTTCTCCTCGTAGATGCGTTGCGATTCGTCGCGGTCGACGACGGCCAGGTCCTGTTGGACGATGTCCTCGAGCCGGTCGGCTGCCGCTGCGGAGGCGTCGTCGACGGTGGCGCCTTGCGAGAGTTCGTAGATGAACTGGTGGGCCGGGCGCCCGTACACCTCGAGTGGTGACGTGTTGGCGCGCGGGTACGGGTTGATCGACGTGGGAAGCGTGAGCTTCTGCCCGAGCTCGCGCATCACGGATGCGTTGTAGGAGCGGGTCTGCAACCGCATCCGTGATGTCGCCGACGACACCAGCGTGGCCGAGCGCGCCGCGAGGGCAGTCACTTGGTCCGGGTCACGTGCGACGGCGAAGTCGCCCCACAGGCCCAGCAGCAGTTTGAGGAGCTTCTCGACGATGGAGTCGCGTTGCTGCGCGTGCCGGTTCGAGATCGCGGCGAGCCGGTCGGCGGTGGTGGCCATCAGCTGGCCGCCGGTGTCAGGAACGCCTCATCCTGCTTGTTCTGCTCCTCCTGCTGGAGCTCCTGCGGTGTCAGCTGGAAGATCTTCTCGTTGATCATCCGCTGCGAGAGGCCACCGTTCTTCGCGTTGGCGGCCGCGGCTGCGCGCTCGAGGATCGAGGACCGGTCGACGTGCGCCCACATGATCTCCAGGTCGCCGACCTGCGCGCGGACCTCGTCTGCTTGTGCGCGGAAGCCGGTGCCCATGGCGAGGATGATCGGCATCTCGGCCCGGTCGATCCATTCTTCGACCGAGAACGTGAGCGCCTCGCGCGCGAGCGACGCACCCTCGGCGGACCCGTTCGCGGCATCTGGCGACAGGATGTACAGCGGGGTGCTGGTCACCGCGGCGAGGTGTTTCGCGTCGTCCTTCACTGCGGTGAGGATCGGCGTGATGTCGGTCGCGACGGATTCCCACATCTTCGCGCCGGCGGGCAGCTTCCAGACCGCGGCAGGACCGGCCTTGAACAGCCCGTCGTAGTCGATCTTCTGGCCCGCCAGCGGATGATCATCCGGGTAGTAGTCCGGCAGGTCGCCGTCGATGGCGCGCTGCTTGAACGCCTGCATGGCGGTGATCGTGAGGCGTTCGCGGATCGTGTTCGAGATCCGGTTAAGGCTGTCGAGGTGCTTCTCGAACATGCCCTTGCCGCCAGGCCCGTCGAGCCGGAACACCGGCACCTGGTCGGTGTAGCCGAGCGCGATCGGGTCGCTCACCCAGGACCAACCGCGGCCGGGCGCCCAACGGCGGCCGTTCGACGGGACGCTCGACTTCTTGCCGGCACGGACCGCCTGCCGCCAGTACCCCGGACGGTACAGCGTGAGTACGTCCGCACCACTGACGGCATCCCAGCCGACCGTGAGCGCCGCATCCGAGATCCACGGCTGGTTCGCGTTCTGGATCGTGGCCGTGGCGAAACCATCCGACTCGAGGATCAGCGGTTGCGCGGCCGCCGACGGCTTGGTCGGCCCTGTGGTGGTCAGGAACGCCGATCCGTACGTGCCGCCGTGGGCGAAGAAGTCGCGGATCGTAACCTTCATGCCGTTGCGCTTCCACATGGTCCACGCGGCCGCGTCCCCGGTGTCGTCACCGGGGGCCGCGGTGCGGAATCCGATCGGCTTCATCCGGTTGGTGCGGGCAGCGACGACGAGCTCGGCCATGTTCAGCCGCGACAGGTGGATGAAGCGCCGGTACGTTTCCCTCATGCCGGGGTCCCACTCGTCGGGCAGCGCGTTGGTGCCGTCGGCGTATGCCTTCATCTCGTACATGCGGGGCAGGCCATCACCGAACCGCTGCGCGAGCTCCATGAGGTACCAGTCGTCCGTGCCGGGGACGCTCGTCTGGTCGAGCATGTGACCTCCCTCATCGGAGACGGACTGGGATCTTGGAGCTGCCCGACTTCTTCGGGTCCTTCTTCGCGAGGTAGTCGGATGCGGCCTTGAACGCGAGGGTCGCTGCCATGGCGGCGTCGATCTTCTTCGGCGAGTTCTTGCCTTCCTTGCCGATCACGGTGCCGCCGCGCCGGGACCACTTCCGCGCGTTCGTGAAGTGCCGCATCATCTGCCGGCCGAACGGTGTTTCGTCGTCGAGAGTGACGTCGCCGACGAGGATCGAGGTCTGGAACCGCTCAAGCGCCTCCGCCATCTGCACGTCGCGTTTCGTCCACCACGCGATCGCGTGCTTCGCGGACGACTTCACGGTCAGGTCCTGCCCGAACTCCTTCGCCCACGCGTCGACGTAGTCCTGCCAGTGCGGCGGGTCTGCGTAGAACCCAACGACCTTGTACCGCTTGAACGCGCGGGACACGGCCGCGTCGAACGCGACACGGTCGACTTCCCAGTTCTCGGCTTCGGGCCCGTCGGGGACCTCTTGGATGAGGATCGGGAAGACGTGCAGGTCTTTCACGCGGACGGCGACGAGTGCGGTGGCGTCGTCGGTGAGCGCACCGTCGAAGCCGAGCGTGATCGTGTCGCCCTTCCACGGGCGCACCCACGCCCACGCGGCGCCGGCGGCGCGACGAAGGCGTGAGATCCCGCGCGGGACGAGGAACTCGGGTTTGATCCATGCGTTCTTCGCACCGGTGATGGTGTTCAGACGCATCCGGCGGGTGCGCTCCTCAGGTTTGCGAGGGTCGAGCGCCTTGTCGATGAGGCCCTGGACGGGGTTCCATGCGATCGCGTCGCCGTACGCCTCGCGGAACGCTTCGGCGAGGGCCTCCTCGTCGCGGAAGTCCTTGACCTCGCCCCAACGGTGGTCGAACAGCAGCCGCGGCCGCTTCGCGCGGCCTTCGCCGATCTCGTCCGCGTACTTGTATGTCTCCTCGGCCACGGATTCCTCACCTGGGAGGAACATCGTGGTCGTCTCGATGTACCACGGCTCGGCGGTCATTGCCCGCTTGCCGAGGTTGTCGACGACGGTCTCGTACATCTCGTGCAGCTGCGGAGTGCTGTACAGGTGCGTCTCATCGAACACGGCGAAGGTTTCGAGGCCGCCGTCTTTCGACTTCGCGCCGGCGGTCGACCGTTTGATGACGCCACCGCCCGGGATCACGACCTGCGAGAGCCCGGCGACGACGCCCCACGCCTGCAGCTCGAACAGCGGCGCGGTCGATGTCGTCAGGTTGTAGTGGATCGTGCCATAGGTGTTGCCGGTCTGCTCTTCCTCGGTCGCGAGGATCCGCACGAGCGGCGCCGTCACGGGACGTCCCATCGGCTCGCCGGCCTGGTAGACGTACGTGTGTCCGAGGTACTCGTACTTCTCGCCGCCCTTGGCCCAGCCGGCGAACCGCGCGGGCCCGAATGCTTCAAACAGCGCGAGGCGAGCGGCAAGCCCGGACTTGTCGCATCCCTTTGGTCGGGACAGGAACACGGAGTCGTAGAGTCGGCGCCCGTTCTCGTCGAGGGCGTAGCAGTCGACGAGGAAGCCGGTGTACTCGTCGCCGTACCGGGTGGGTTCGCCGACGATGTCGCCGGGCCCGTGGACGGTGAAGGTCTCGATCCACCAGGTGGCGAGCCAGCCGAGTGACCTGGTGCGTGAGTGGCCGGGCGCGGTGATCACCCGGCGCGGCATCAGCTGGTGCCGGTCAGGCGTGCACGGCGGTCGTCGATCGAGGTGACGTTCGACTTCGTCCGCGTCTCAGTCTTCGTGTCGGACGGCATGGCGACGCCGATCTCGACGCGCAGCCGCGAGCGGTCTTCCGGCGTGGCGCCGAACTTCTGCACGCGCAGTCGCACCTCGGCGGCGAGCTCCCAGCGGCCGTTAGTCCACATTTCGTGATGCATGAGCGCGGTATCGAGGAGGAAGTCCCAGTCCGGCTCGGTCATCATCCGTACCGCCTGCGGCGACAGCCGCCAGTGGTTCCACCACGCGACCGTGCGCGGGTGCCACTTCTGCCGCTTCCCGTTGCGCCACAGCGGCGGGAGCGCGGTGCCGCGCTTCTTGCCATCGGAGACGAGCTTGATGGTGTCCTTGTTGTCGCGATCGCGTGAGCGCTGCGACGCCGGTGCGGGTCCACGGCCGGCCATCAGCTGGCCGCCGGTTCGGTACTCGAGTGGTGCATGGGATCCTCCGTGTCGGAGTTCGCGTCGCCATGGCGGCGGTGCGAGGTTTCAGTCATTCGAGAGGCCGGATGCGCGCCGCCCATCGACGTCGGCGGATGCCAGTCGTTTCTAAGGCGAGTCCGACGTGCCGGCCGCGCCGCGCGGATCCCGCCCAGACTCGCGCGCACCGCGAGCAGCAGGACGCGAAGCGATCAAACATCGACCCCGGGGAGGGGGTGGACCCCGGGGTGGTCTCAGAACGGCGCAGCATCATCGCCGCGCGTTCGGCGAGCCGCCGCGCGTGCTTCGTCGTCCGTCATCAGCCCGGGATGCAGAGGCCGAGCAGCATCGCGCCGTGCCCGGCGTGCGCGGCCGGACGCGAGCCCGCCCTCACGGCCTGACTTGCGCAGGTGATGGTACGGGCACAGCGACTGGAGGTTGCCGTCGTCGTCGCCGCCGCCCTGACTGTGCGGGATGATGTGATCGACGTCGCGCGCCTGTGCGAGGCAGCGCCGGCCCGTGTCCTCCCGGATGTGCTGGCACCGGTGGAAGTCGCGGCGCAGGATCCGCACGGTGATCTGAGCCCAGTCCGCCGGCAGCGTGTCACGCCGGTCGCTGCCCTGCCAGTTCGGCATCAGTCGTCGTCCAGCTCGTTCTTGGTCATCACCGAGTAGACGAACCCGTGATGGAAGATCGATGCGGCTTCGATCAGACCGAGCGACACGTATCGAGGTTGACCGTCCGGACTCTCCATCCACACAGTGCCGTCGTCCTCGATATTGCTCGAGTCGAGCGATCCGCTAACGAGGAGCCATGCCGTCGTGACGTCGCCCTGGCCTTCATCTGCCAGGTGCGCCCGGATCGCCTCGTCGAGAGCACGCTTCGTCTGGTCGCTCATGGCTGCTCCGTCTTCGCGCGGACGCGGATGCCTTCACGCAGGTAGCCGCGCTTGTACAGCTGGGCGATGATGCCGGCGGTGACGTCGCCGACCGCGTAGCAGAGCGGCTCGTTGTCGCCCAGGAAGATGCCGCGCGCTCGTGCGTCCCACCCGCTCAGGTGGTCCATGAAGAAGATCGCGGCGGCAGCGTGCGTTGCTTCGTGGGCGATCGTGCTCGTGGTCAGCTGTGCCGTCCAGAGTCGAACTACGAGGACTGGTCCGGGATCTGGCCTCGGCCACGGGAATCCGTGGGTCGTCTGCGCGGCCATGCCGCCGGCCATGTCGCCGAGCGTCGCGGGATCTTTGCCGAGCGCTCGGGCGTGCGCGCGGATGAGCTCGTCGCGGTCATCGTAGATGTGCACATGGACGGTGCGTCGGATGCCAGCGGCCTGCGCTTCCGGCGTGTACTCCGCCGAGCGGGTCGCGACTCGGAAGTGATCGATCATTCCTCGCCTGTACGATCGTCGTGCCGCTGAGCGGCTACTTCTTTGGCGTCGGCACAGGGCCAACGTGGGGTGTGCCGGGCCAGAAGCCGAGCGTGTCGTGGAACCACTGGGCTGCGGTCTTCTTCGCGACCTGAGGGCTGAGGAACTTGATCAGATGGGACAGCAGTGCGGTGTAAGGATGCGGCGATGCCGCCCACTTCGCGAGCCCCGGACCTTTCGTCCAGTACCACTTGAGGTAGCCGCGCGAGCCTGGTCGCGGATCCGCGACAGCATCCGGCTTCACTGTGGCCATGAGCGTCACCCCCGTTCACGTGCTGCCGCACGACGGTCGCGCGCGGTAGCGTCGCGCGCATGAGCAATGCAGCAGCTGGTTGGTACGACGACGGATCAGGAAGGAAGCGGTACTGGGACGGCTCCCAGTGGACGATCTACGCGCCCGACCAGACTCCCCCGCCCGCGAGCAAACAGACGAGCGGCCGCACCGCGAACGGGATGAACGTCTCGTACGTGCGCCAGCAGAAGGGCCACAGCCTCACGCTGTGGATCGTGCTGACCTGCATCCTCGGGATCCCGATCATCTGGCTGATCTACTACTCGGTCAGTCCGAACCACTTCTGGCACGCCTGACCGTTGGTGGCGCGCAGGTACGCCTCGCCGGAAAGGAGAACGGCGTCGTGAACGTCCTTCGGTCCCCCAATGGCTAGAACCGTTTGACGCGCCACCACGATGTGCCGCAGGAGCTCGCATCGCGTGAGTGAGCGTGTCCGATGGGTACCCGCGGCAAGATCATCGCCGGGCACGACGCTCCCGATTGTGCCGTGCCCGGCTGTCTGAGGCGCCGCGGGTACAACAAAGGCCCCGCAGGTGCGAGGCCTTCATCATCTACGCGCGTGGCGCAAGCTTACGGTCTGTAATCTTGCACGCTTGTCAAGCATCCCCCGTGCAACCGCGTGTTTCTCGGCGTGTCGCTTCGGCGAGCGCCGCGGATTCGGGTCGCGCTATGTTTTGGCGATGGACTTCAGTTGGGTCGGTCCGGTAGCTGGCGCCGGCGTCGGTGGGTTGTTCGCGTGGTTGGCTGCGTTGTCGACGAACTCGATGGCGTTGCGGATGGCGAAGCGCGAGGAGGCGCGGGCGGATCGTGAGAACCTGCGGTCGCGCGCGATGGACGTGCTGAAGCTCATCAACGCGTTTGATGAGCGCCGTGCAGACGCTGTGGGTGATCGAAAGTTGCAGCATGACCTGAGCATCGCGGTTCTTCTCATGCCGGACACGCGTCTTCGAAGTGCGCTGATGTCGATGGAAGACGCGTTCTGGAACGCGGACGTGCTGCGCGTCATCGCGGACGATGATGAGTTCAGGCCGGCGCAAACAACGAGGCAGGCTGTTCGGTATGGAAAACGAGCTGCGGCGGCTGCCGTGCGCGGCGACTCGGATACTGAAGCCATCGAATGGCTCGAGGGGCTCGACGACACCTTCCTGCAAGCGTTCGCGCAAATGTGATCAGTCTTGAACGCTCACAGCACGAGCGCGCAGCCGTTCCGCGACCTCGGCCAGCAGCGTTCGCATAGATCGTCTACTTGACGTAACCGAGAGCGTCGAGCCGCGCCTCATCGGGCAGTTGGCCACCGCTCAGGTGTCTTTCTCCGTACTGGCAGAACCCGACAGGGTGGGCATGCCGCAGAGAACGTGCGGTCCCCTGTGCCCGAATTCACGCATGCAGACGGGGCAGGCACTGACGTCAGGTGCGCCGCAGACAGGCTCGCTGTCGCACAGGCAGTTGATGTGCTGGGCGTTGGGTTCGCTCATGGTGTGTTCCCTTCCCCAACCTGTGCGTTGGCGAGTTCGAGCAGCACGTCCGCATGGCACGGCTGGTCCAGTGGGCACCAGCATGCGAGATCATGACCGGCGAGCTCGGCACGGATCTCGTCGAGACCGGGATACGTCCACTCGACCGCACCGCGTCGGCCGCCGAGGAACCGCCAGTTCGGGAAGGCGAGACGGCCACGCGTCGCCAACACTCGGAAGTCCCGGACGACGAGCGTCGCGACGCCGCGATCGTCGAGCGATCGGTACTGGGCGCCGACGTCGCTCATCGTGATCGGGTTGCCCCACTTCGTCAGGTCGCGGATCGGATCGCCTGTCGGTTTCCAGAATTCGTCCATCCACGGCCACATGATCGGCACCTGATTGATCTGGTTGGTTGCGCCCGCAATGTCTCTGAGCGACACGCCTACATAGCACTGCACCGCTCGAACGAGTTGGACCTCTTTCCCTCGGTCGTCTTCCGGGGTGTATCCCTCGTTGGTGATCTGCCGGTCGCGCTCAGCGGCGATCAGTTCTGCTCCGGTGCTCATGCCTGCTCTCCCTGCTCGGCGCCCACGATGTGCTGAGAATGCGTCGTCCGCGGTGGCTCACACGTGAAGCCGTCCGAATCGTTCCGCCACCCGTCGAGCGGATCGAGATAGACCTCGTGCCCGCATCCTGGACACGTCATGCGCTTCGCTTCTCCCTGCTTGGTGCGGTACGGGTTCACGGGTGCTTCGATGTTGACGCCCCAGCCTGCGGCATCGGCGTCCTCGCACCGTGTGATGTAGCGACCCCACGCCTGTCGGCCTTCGTCCCACTTCTCGGCGTCTCGTGAGGTCAGGTGGGCGGCAGGAGACGCATCGAGAAGAGCGAGAAGTGCCGGCGGAGCCTGCAACAGGCCGTCATGCCAGCGGTCCTTCACCCACGCCCGTATGGCGTCGAGAATCGCCGCGGCGTCGAACGCTTCCCCGCTGGGTTCTGTGGGGCGACGACGGAAACCCGCCGCCAGGATCGCATCGGCCGCTCGCAGGCTGGCCTTCCAGCTGTCCCCTGTAAGTCGGTTGATGTTCATGTAGATCGCCGGGTCGATAACCCTCGCGAGCGCTTCCCGGTCGTCTGTGGTCTCCTCGGGCGTGACGATGGTCAGCTCGACGCCGCGCTCGTTCGCCTGCGCGAGGATCGCATCGATCATCGACCGCGTCTTGCCGCCACGACGTGCCGCGAGGGTAACGCGCGAAGGGCCCGCATCTTCCTGCGCCTTGGTCGCGGAGCGGTCCACTTCGGCGAGCGCGTTGGCGGCTGTTTCGAGTGCGTCGCTGATTTCGGTGCGGTCTTCGGTGCCCATGGTGCGGAGGTGGGAGATGAGGTCGGCGTGTGTGGTCATGCTTCGAGTTCTTTCCGGAGTTGGGTGGTGACGACCTCGTAGATGGTGCGGCCTCCGTTGTCGACCATGAAGGGGAGCATGACTTCGTCTTGGGTGGTGAGGCCGGCGTCGATGAGCGCGGCTTGGGCTTTGAGCCAGTCGGCGGCGATGCGCCAGGCTGTGCGTTCGGCTTGTGCCGGGTTGACTAGGTGCGGGGCACGGTGGTGTCGCGTTTCATGGCGTCGAGGGTGCCTTGCACGCGGACGGGGAGTTCGAAGTGGCGAGGCCCGTATTCGGTGTTCATCGTGAACGCGAGCCCCTCGGGTTTGCCTGTGTCGTCGTAGAGGGTCGAGATCGAGCGGACGCCTCGGCGCGACAGGAGGCCGACGCACTCCCCCGTGGTCTTGTCGACGGCGATCTTCGTTGTGTAGTTCAGGATGCCCATCAGCGGACCCACCGGACGAGCGATGCGCTTGCATGGCGGCCGGTGGCGGTCGCGGTGGCGCTGGCTCGGCCGAGCTGGTCGAAGGCGCCTGCGAGCTGGTCGAAGGAGCCTGCGAGCCGTTGGAAGGGAGCGAAGCGACGTCGTCGGGCGCCGCGGACTCTCATGTGCGGGAAGTATCGGGGCGTGCGGGGGTTGCTCATCGGGGCGCCTTTCTTCTGCGTTGTGCGGTGGTTTTCACGTCGGCCATGAGGTATTGGCGGGGTCGGGTGTTGGTGCGGCGCCACCGGTCGCGGTGGGCGATGACGTAGGCCTGGGCGGTGGTGACTTGGAGTGCTGCTGCGGCGACGTCGATCGGGATCCAGTAGTTGTCGTGACCGGTGAGGTCGGGGCGCGGCATGTTCGGTCCGTTCAGTGGGTGAGGATCCAGTCCTGGATGGGGATGCGTTGGTGGGTGCTGTCGGCGGAGCAGACGATCTCGGCGGGCCGTGTGCCGCCACCGGGCGGGATGAGGCCGACGAGCGGTGCACCGCAGATGATGGGGCCGAGGTCGGTGTCTTCGACTTCTTGCATGCACACGCCTTCGCGGATCAGGACGCGCCGGAAGCGGGGTGCGTGCGCGTCGAGGGCGCGCCGGCACATGGACTGGAGCCGGATCATGTCGCCAAGCCAGGACGGACCGAGGCCGGGATAGTGGGAGAGCCATCCGGTGTGCCAGCGGGCCATCGCGAGGAGCGCTTCCCCCGCGCGCATGCTGCGGTGCACGGGCGACATCTGCGGGCATTCGCGCCGGATCGTGCGCACAAGCGAGAAGGTCCAGTCGTCGAGCTCGGCGAGCGCGACGTCGGCGGCACGGTTGTAGGTCGGTGCGTAGTCGGTCGGTGATGACTGCACCCGGGTCGTGTCGTACCGGGTGCCGCGGCGTGCGGTGATGTGGTCGGCGAGCACGGACGGGTACGCGGAGAGGTCGATCAGGAGCCTCTGGAACGCACGATGGCATCCGGTGCACAGGTCGCTGCCCGGTTGCGCCGGACGGGCCGCGTCGTGCCCGCCGCGCACGCCCGTGCGCAGGCACGTTGCCGTGTGGACGGGGATCACCCAGGCCGGGTACTGGTAGGCGGTCACTTCTTGTTCCGGGTCGAGAGGATCGTCGTCGTGTGGTCGATCTCCTTCCGGCCGGGTTCTTTCGGGGCGGCGCGCAGCGCGCGCACGACCGCGACGATGATGGCCGTGTTGATCGCGACAACCAGCACGGAGAGGCAGATCGCTGACGTCCAGGCGGCGATGATCCAGGGGTTCATTCGGGTTCCTTCGGGGTGATGCCGAGGATGTGCTCGGCGAGACGGCGGGCGCGGGACGTGTCGACGGTGGCGTTGCTGAAGAGCTTCCCGTCGGCCGAGATCATCGGTTCGGACTGTTGGCGCTTCACTTGGAGGGCGTCCATGATCGCCGGGTCGGACCCCTCCGGCGAGTTCAGGAAGTAGATGACGGCCGGGTCCTCGCCCATGCCGTCCCGGCGGAGCCGGCCGATCGCCTGCTCGTGCACCTGCGGCGACCAGTCGAGTTCCCCGAACACGCCGACGCGTGCGTGCTCCTGGAGGCCGTCGACGCCGGCGCCGGAGCGCAGCGACATGATCAGCACCCGGGCGGCGGTGTCGCGGTTGTCGTCCGTGATCGGGGTGCAGAACGCTTCCTCCGCGGCCGCCTTCTGCTTCGGGGACTCGGTGCCGGTGTACATGGTCGGGTTGAAGTCGGCCAGCTGCTGAAGCCAGATGTCGTAGACGCGGCGGTGCCAGCCCCATAGGACAACCTTCTCCTCCGACTCGAGGAGCAGTCGCACGAACTCGGCCACGAACGGTGCCTTGTCGACGCCGGTCGCTTCGCGCAGCATCCAGTCGATCTGCCCGGACGCGCGGAACCGTTCCGTCTTGTCCGTGGCCGTGTCGAGGATCATGCGGGCGAGGGCTTTGCTGTCGCCGATGACCTTGTCGAGCTCGGCGTGGTTCGACTCGACCAGCATCGAGTTCTTCACCGTCTTCGGCAGTTCACGTCCGACGTCGGCGCGGGTACGGCCGAGCATGAACCCGTTCTCCCGAAGGTAGGAGCCGAGCGCGGCCGGGTCCTTCACCAGCTGCCGGCCGTTCGGCAACGACTGGCCGCCCCACTCGCGGGAGAACTCTTCACGGTTGCCCAAGCATCCGGGAGCGATGATGTCCATCACGTTCCAGATCTCGTTGCCGTAGTTGTACACCGGCGTCGCGGTCAGGCCCATCACGTAGGCCGCATTGTCCGCAACCCGGGCGGCCGCACGGCCCTTGTCGGTGGCGATGCCGTTGCGGAGCTCCTGCGCCTCATCGAACAGGACCGTGCGGACCTGGTTCGCGAGCGTCGAAGCCCACCCGTGCAACTTCGAGTACGGCACGATCGTGACGTCAGCGAGCACGCCCGTCTTCGCGCGGATCGACGGTTTCGTGGACTTCGCGATCTCGTACGTCAGCCACGGGAACGCGTCCTTCAGCTCGGTCTCCCACCGGCGCGGCAGGTGCGTGGGCGGCACGACGAGCGCTGGCAGGGCGTCCGCGTGCACGAGACCGAGGAGGCCGGTGAACGTCTTCCCCAGGCCGACCTCGTCGGTGAGGAGGTAGCGGCCGCGAATGCGGAGCATCTGCATCGCGTCGAGCTGGTAGTCGCGCGGCTCCTTCGCCGGCTTCGACGGAAGGTCACGCCGCTCGTACTGGCCGGTGACGATCTCGCCGATCAGCTGCTCCTGCCGGGCGTGCTCTTCCGACGATTGCCGCAGCCAACGCTCCGAGTGCACGTCGACCGGGCGAAGCGGCCACCGCTCCATCAGCCAGGTCAGGTCGCGGGCCACCTCGATCGTGTCCGTGATGAACAGCGCCGTGCGCCGGTCCTCCGACACGCGACCGAAGATGCGGCGTGCACGCTGCCGCACCGCCGGCTCAAGCTCGAGCGTCCACCGGCCACGCGCACGCGACCCCGGCACAGGGCCCGTGTACTTGTAGGTGCCGTACGTTCTCACAGGCCGCCCTCGACGTACGTGACCAGGTGCACCGGCGTCGTCCCGATCGTCGCCGGCACGTGATGGTGCGCCGACCGGGTCGTCACCAGGACGAGATCGTGGATCTCGTCGAATGCGGCGTACCGGGTGAGCTGCCTGGTCACTGAGCGCGCCGAGCCTTTGATCTTCACTTCGATGCCCGTGGCGGAAAGCGGGCAGTAAAGGTCGATGCGGTTGCCCAGGTCGAGGAGATGCTCCCGGTGCACGAACACGCCCACGTCTTCGAGGGCTTCGGCGAGCGCGCGCTGCAGTTCGTCCTCGTTCGAGTACTGCGGGGTCAGGGTGCGCAGCGTGTTGAGGATGAGGGTGGCGCTCATGAGTTGCCTCGCGTGATGTCGAGTGGCCAGTCGAAGCCGTCGGGGACACGGCGCACCTGCCGGCTCACTGCTCGTCCGTCTTCGTGACGCGGTCCATGGTCTGCTTCTCGAGGTCGGAGAGCGTGTAACCCCAGGCGGCGAGCATGCCGAGGTAGAGGCCGAACGCTTCCCGGGGAGTGTTCCAGCCCTGGTTGCCGTCGACGGAGCGTTCGTGGGCGGCGACGCCGACGGCGAGCATGAAGTGCGGGACCTGGTGCATGTTGCGGTGCAGCAGCTCGGTGAACGGGTTGTGTTTGTAGCTCGGTTCGGGCAGGCCGAGGAGCTCGGCCGCGTCTGTCTTCACGTGGTACGCGAGGAGTTCGTTGTTGTCGGCCGTGTACACGGCGGGGACGACGGCCCAGTCGGTGGGAAGGGTGCGGCGTTGGAGTAGCTGCTTCACCCACTCCTTGCGGACCGTGGTCGCGGACGCCCACAGTTTCCCGTTGGCGCGGGCGGTGCGGCGTTGCTCCTTCTCGTCCGAGCTGAGTGGTGCAGGCGTGGCGGTGTCGGAGTAGTGGTGCCATCCGTGGTCGCGCCAGTTCTTGACCGCGTAGAACTTCTCGTAGCGCTGCACCCAGTGCCCGTCGTCGTCGTATCCGCCGGCCAGCTGGGCGAACCCGGCGAGGTCGTCTCCGGCTTCGGCGAGCGCTGTGGTTTCGTCGAGTTCGGTGCGGGTGTCGCCGATCGTGAGGCTGTCGGCGCGGCGCCAGGTCTTGTCGTTGTAGGTGGGCGGGTCGATGATCGTGATGCCGGCGGCGTCGAGTTCGTCTTCGATGTCCTGTTTCTGCTGCTGCCGGTCGCGTTCGTCGCGGAGGACCTGCGCGTCATGGGCGAACTGTGCGGGGTCATCAGCGAGGGTTTGCGTGAGCTGGTCGATCGCATCGGGGTCGTCGGCGAATTCGTCGAACACGAGCGCTTCGCCGATGGTGATCTGGTGGTCGGTGAGGATCCGGGTGGCGGTTTCGGACTGGGCGATGCGGAGCGCGTCGCCGACGGTCGCGATCGGGGATGCGGTCTTCTTCGAGATCGCGGTCGCGGACAGGCCGAAGTCGAGGAAGAGCTGTTTGTAGCCGGTGACCTGTTCGGCGGTGGTGAGGTTCTCGCGGTGGATGTTCTCCACGAGCTGCTCGGCGACCCGGTCGGGGTCTTCGGGCTTGTCGACGACGACGACCGGGATGGTGTCGAGTCCGAGCTGCACGGCGGCCGCGGTGCGGCGGTGACCGAACCAGACCCGGTACAGGCCGGGTGTGTCCGGGTCGGGGTAGGCGACGATGGGTTGCACGACGCCGTTGGTTTCCACGGACTTCAGGAACTGTTTGTTCAGGCGCAGGTCGGCGCGCACGTTGGTGCCGGCGTCGAAGGTGAGCTGTCCGGGGTTCAGTTCGAAGAATTCGGCCATGGTGTTCTCTCCTGTCGGTGTTTCAGGTGCGCACCCATCCGGGTGAGGATGCGCCGGGTGGTGGTCGGGTCGTGCTCTGCCGCGTCGCGGGTGCCGGCGGCACGGTGGAGGAGCTGGTAGTAGCGGGCCGGTGACACCCCGAACCGGGTCCTGATCGCCTCCTCGAGTCGGCCGCGCGGCCAGCCCTCGTGGGCGGCGGCGAAGTCGATCAGATCGGCCACGGTCGGGGCGGGCATCACGCTGCGGGAGGAGTCGCCGGCGGGCACTTCGGGTGATCGGGTGACACTGCGCCGCCGTTTCCGCGCCTGTGCGCAGCGCGCGCCTCACGCTCGTCACTCAGGCGCTGCAGGCGTTTCGACGTCTCCTCGAACGCGGCCATCGTGTCGGTGACGACGTCGGCGAAGTCGCCTTCGACGATGACGACGACCTTCACGCGGTCCCGGAAGCGCGGGTCGGTTTCGATGGCGATGCTCTTCTTCACAGGTGGTGCCTTTCTCTGTTGGGTGCGGCGAGGAAGTCGCCGATGTGGCCGGTGAACCAGTCCATGGGCCGCCACACGGCGGCGTCGCCGCCGGTCGCGGTGATCGCCTCCAGCCAGGTGCGCTGGTCGGGTGAGAGGCGCCCGGTCTCGGTCTTCAGCTCTCGGAACACGGACAGGCCGGCGTTGACGTGCACGAGGTGCAGGTCCGGGTAGCCGGGTGCGGAGCGGCGCGAGTCGTACGTGTGGTAGACCAGCCAGCCGTGCCGGCCGGCGGAGGCGACCACGACCGCCTGGAACTGCTTCTCGGACATGGCTCGCGCCTTGTCGCGCACGAACCGCTGCTCGGGTGTGAGCGGGTTGGACGGCCTCATGCGATCACCGGTGCGACATGCTGCACCTCGACAATGTCGCCGGGAACGAACTCGATCTCGAGCGGCTCGATCATCGGGGTATCGACTTCCACGATCACGGTGCGGCGCTCGGGTTCGTGGCGGACGGTCTGGATCGTGAACGGGATCGCGCCGATGTCGACGCGGACGGCGATGCGGCGACCGACGTACAGGTGGAGGTATTCGGCTTCGATCTGGAAGCTGCTGGGCAGCACGGATGTCGGCATCGGGTCGTCCTTTCCTGGGCTGATGCGGATGGCGGCCCAGCCGAGCTCGTGGAGGATCGCGGGCATGTCTTCGAAGTACCGGTAGACGGTGCCGATGGACACGCCGGCTGTGGCGGCGACGGCGGCTGTGGTGGCGCGGAATGCGCCGTCGGCGAGGATGACGTTCTGGGCGGCGTCGAGAATCTTCTGGCGTGTGGCGATCGCGCGGTCCTGGATCGGTTCGGCGACGGCCATCAGGCGGTCCTGCCCGCAGTCATGGCGGCCGCGTCGAAGTGCACGTACTCGACCGGTGCCGCGTCCGGCAGAAGGTCCTCGGGATGACGCCGGCATTGGTCGCAGCGTCCGTCGGCGGTGATCACCGGGTAGCCGGCGTGCACCGTGCACTCCCCCGTACCAGCTCGAGGCGGCAGCTGCACCGACGGTGCGGCGGCGACGATCTGTGCGGTGATGTGCGCGGGCTTGAGGAACTCGGTTCCGTGGTTCGGGTCCGCGAAGTGGTTCCGCAGCGCGTCGAGGCCGGCCTGGTACGCGACGTCGTTGAGGACGAGTTGCCAGGCGCGGACCGTGTCGGCGTCACGCCTGATGCCGTCCAGGGTCGACGCGATCGTCAAGAGCTGCGCGGTCTCGGTGAGGTTCATGAGCTTCCTCCTGGGCGAACTGGGCGACGAGGTCGAGGCCGGCCTGCACAGCCGGGCGGTGAGCGGGCGCTGGTGCGGCGCGTTGCTCTGGCGGTCCCGGCGGCGGGTCGTCCCACCGATCGCCGTTCAGCCAGGTCGACGCGTGCGGCACGAACTGCCGCTCAGGACGCCACGGCGACTCGGCGTAGACCGCGGCGGCCGCGAGGATCACCTCGGCAGGTGCACGTTTGATCGCCTTCGTCCACGCGGCGAGCGCGGCCTTCTTGCCGTCGTGGCGTGGCCAGCGTGTCCAGAAGTCGTCGAAGTCGATCTCGAGGAGGTTCGTGTTTTCGATGACGTCGTTGACGGCGATGAGCTCGAACTCGGTTTCGCCGGGATCGGCGTTAATGTCTTTGGGTTCCTTCTGGGGGTTAACTTTGGGTTCAAGAATGGGGGGTCGGATTCCGGACTTAGGTGTGACGGATTCCGACCCACCCCCCGGTCGGATTCCGGCTTTGGTCTGATCGTCACCAGAGTCGGATTCCGACTGGGGGTCTGCGTCGTCTCTGGATGCGTCGAGTGCTCCGTCGACGTTGAGGTAGTAGCGGCTGGACGTACGGGATCCGTCCTTGCGGAAGCGGGACTCGCGGCGGATGTGGCCGGCGTCGGTGAGCGTCGCGAGGTGGCTCTTGACGGCGGTCTCTCCGAAGCCGGTGAGGCGGGATAGGAGCTTGATGCCGGGGATGCAGGAGTGTTCCTGGTCGGCCATGTCGGCGAGGGTGACGAGCACGAACTTCGTGCCGCCCTTGAGCTCCTGCTGGTACGCCCAGGTGATCGCGCGGTTGCTCATGCTGTGACCTCGAATAGTGCGGGGTGGGCGGGACGGTTCTGCCAGATGACTTCTTGGCGTTTCTGACCGGCGCCGTCGAGGGCGATGAGGCTGGTGCGTTCCCAGGTGGCGAGGCGGTCGCGGTACAGGGCTGAGTCGTACCCGGACACGATGACGGCGGCTGTGCATTCCGCGAGCGCGTCGAGCAGCTCGGCGTGTTGGTCGGCGCGCCCGAATTCGTGTGCGTAGCCGCCGGATCCGCCGCGCGCGCTGCGCGAGGTGTGGAGGTATGGCGGGTCGACGTAGAGGAGCACGTCGGGTCGTCGTCCGTAGTCGCGGATCACGTCGATGCCGTCGCGGCATTCGAAGGTGACGTTGAGCAGGCGTTCCGCGATGCCGGCGAATCGGTCGGTGAGGGTGTGGAGGTATCGGGGTCGCGAGCGCGCGGCGTCGCCGCGGTGCGAGTCCAGGCGGTGGTGCCAGCCGGTGGGGCGAAGTGTGGAGGCGCGGGACTGCGTGAGGTGGACAAATACGCGTCGTGCACGCTCGAGCTCGTCCACCTGGTCGCGGGACTTTGAGGTCTCGTACTCGGCGCGCGAGTGAGGGGTGAGAGCGCAGACACGCTCGAGCTCGTCGGGGCGATCGCGGAGGATTTGGAAGAAGCAGACGACGTCGCCGTCGATGTCGTTGACGGTCTCCGTCGCGGAGATCGGCTTCGCGAGCAGGATGCTGCCGGCGCCGAAGAACGGCTCGACGTAGTGGAGGTGCTCGGGGAATCGTTCGACGATCCGCTCGGCCAGGCGGGTCTTGCCGCCGAAGTATGGGAACGGCGGCTTCATCGGCGTGCACCTGCTCTTGTGAACGCGAAGGCGAGGGCGTCGGTCCAGGTGGCGAATTCGAGGTAGAGGTGCAGGCAGGCGGGGTCGACGTAGACGCGGTAGCGTTTCGGTCCGGCGAGCCAGGTGCCGCGTGGGGAACGGCGCACCCACCATCGGTCGCCGCGGCGTGCCTGCCTGCGTGGCGGGAATTCGAAGTCGGCGTGCGGGTTGGCCCGGTCGCGTCGGTGCTGTGCGCGGTTGCGTGTCATCGGGGTTCCCCGATGGTGACGTGCATGGTGATGCCGGACACGGACAGCGGGGCGATCAGTTTGCGGAGCTCGCGCATGATCGTGCTCGAGCTGTCGACCTCGACGGGTGTGCTGTCGTCGGCGCGCTGTGCGGCCGCCTGGAGGTCGGTAGTGGCGAGGACGGCTTCCAGCCGCTGCTTCTCGGTTAGGAGCGCGTCGCCGGCCTTCACGGCCGTCTCGTAGTCCGACTGGGCGTGCTTGAGGTCGTCGCGGAGATCCCCGATGGTGCGGACCTGGGATTCGATCGTGGCGCGCAGCTCGGCCACCAGGTGACGTTCCTGATCGACGTCGTGCTTCAGCCCATCGATGACGAGGGCGCGCGAGCCCGCAGTCTTCCGGAGCTCGGCGGCGAGGTCCTGGGCGCGCTGCAGCTGCGCCTGCAGGTCTGCCGAACGCTTATCGGCGGCGTCGGCGCGTTCGCGTTCCGTGGCGAGCGCGGCCGTGTCGACGACTGCTGGGATGGGGTGGATGCTGGTTTCGTCGATCGCCGCTTGGAGGACGGCCTGGTCGCGGTGCCGGTGGGTGGCGACCGGTGCGAGGTCGGCGTCGATGCGGTCCCAGTCGAACGGGCCCGGCCACTTCTGGTCGTCGGCGAGCGCGATGATCTGCGCGGCCGCGGCGCCCCCGATGGTCTTCGGCTCGGGTGTGACGGGCTGGGTGCGGAGCGTCTTGAAGGTTTCGGCGACCCTGTTGTGGACGGCGACGGGGATGCCGGCCGGGGGCTTCATGAGCAGCCACCAGATGTCGCTGAGGCGGATGCGGGTGAGCTCGGCGATGCGGTCCGGGGTGATGCCGATGACGGCGAGGCCGCGGAGCCGGCGTACGGTGCCGGTGGAGGCGGTCATGTTCACCTGGTTCGCCGGCCGTGGCGGTGTGGTTTTGGCCGGCTCGGGCGGGGTGAGGTTGCGCGGCGCGGCGTCTGGCTCCGGCGTTCCGGTGGTTGCCCCCAACCCGGCGGGCGCGGCCGCTGCGGTGTCGCCTTCGTTGGCCGAATGGGCGGCGATGTCCTCACCTCCGCCCGAGGTCTTCGACGTGGCGACATCGCCACGCTTGAGCGCCAGGCGTGCGCGTTGGTAGTCGGCGTTCGCGCGCCTGGTGTGCTTGTTGCGGATGCCCTTGGCGTAGAGGCCGCGGAGTTGCTTGTCGGTGAGTGTGGTGTAGTCGACTGCCTGGTCGGGAGCGGTCGTGGGCACAGGTGGCCTCCTACTGGGTCAGGATTCGGAAGACGATCGCGGCGAGCAGTGCGCCGAACGCGGCCGCGGTGAGGTAGCGGAGTGCGGCGCTCATACGGCGCCGGCCCTCTGCCGTTGGAGGAGCGCGTCGACGACCTCCCGCGTGTGCCGGCACCGGTCGCAGAAGACCGTGTCGACGTCGAGCTGCAGCCACCGGAGCACGTCGATGAACTCCTGAGCGGCGAGCAGCGCCGGCCCCTTGCTGGTCACCGTGCGGCCGCACAGGTTGCAGATCCAGACCGTGACGGTCACCTCCACGGTCGGCATCAGAGCTGGCCCGTGGACGCGAGCGCGGTGGCGCGGGAGACCGCGCCGGCGAAGCAGTCCAGCACTTGCTTGCAGTCGAGGTGCAGGAGAGGGTCGTCGAGAACGAATACGTCGCTGGAGCGGATCGTGAACGTGACGAGCTTCTGGTCCTGCGTGTGCGCGGCGATGTGTGCCATCGCATCCGCCTCCGGCATGTCCCGGTCAGGCACTTCCCCGATCGCAGCGACCGCGGTGAGAGTGAGGACGTACTCCGTGGTCAGCGCGACTGCTGGTGAGGTCATCGGGTGCTCCTGCGGTATCGGGGTCGGTGAGCGGGTGTGAGACGGTGCCTGGGGCGGGACGTCGCGTGCTGGTACGCGACGATGAGGCGACTGATCACGGTCGCCACAGGCGTCCCCTGATGACGACGACCCACAACGCGAGCGCGAGGATGACCAGCAGCCACCACTGCCCGGTGCCGATCAGGACGGCCGGGAGCAGGAACACGGCCAGGAGGACGACGGCGGCGAGCGCTCGGCGGCCGTGCGGGCGTGGCCGTGGTGACGGGTGCGGGGTGGTGGTCATTGCGTGTCTCCGTCTTCGACGAGCATCAGCTGGTGGCGGTTCAGGTCGAGGTCTGCGGTGCCGCCCATGCGCTGGTGCAGCGCCTGGATGCCGAGCTCCGTGATCAGCACCTGCGGGTAGAGGTCGTGGTGACCGGGGATCTTGCGGTCCAGGCGGGTGAGGTAGCCGATGAACACGACGTCGCGGTTCGGGATCCACACCTCGCCGCGCTTGTCGATCCATGCGTGCACGTGCAACCAGTCGAAGAGTCCTTGCTGCCCGATCTGGATCGACGGGTCCCGCGACAGGATCCGCGCCGTCTGCGCGACCGACCAGGTGCGCGGCTCATCCACGGCGGGCACGGTGTCCGGGACCGCGGCGGGATCCACTGTGGGCAGCAGCACGGGCGGCCGCTGCGGTGCTTCGTGCTGCATGTGCCGCATCGCGTCGACCTCTGCAGCACGCGCAGCGAGCCATGTCATCAGCTCGCGGGCGAGCGGCGTCGACGCGATCGGGTCGAGCACGGTGCGGATCTCGTCCAACGTCCACGCGGTCGCGTCGGCGTGCTCCTCGAGGAAGCCCTCATGCGATGGTTGCGCGCCGAGCGTCGCGTCGACGTCGAGGCCGACAGCGTCGAGAATGTCGCGGGCGATGAACCGCACCTCGAACTCAGTGTGCACAGCGCAGATGTCGACGTGGTGCCCCACCCACCGGAACGGGATGATCGGACGATCCGTGCGCGCGGCCATCGCTATCACCGTGTCTCCGCGTCGGGGCCGGAACCGTAGGGGTTCGGGTCGGCTGCGGGTCCGGCCGCCGACGCGGGTGTACCGGCGCATTCGGGTGCGCCAGTAGCCTCGGACGCGCTGCGCGGGAGGGTGCCGCGACTCGTGACCGAGGAGTTCTTGGTGAACTCGACCAGAGAATGGCCGAGCTCTTCGATATGCACGCCGGAGTCGTGGACCTGCTTGAGGAAGTCGGGGCGCGCCGGGGAGCCCGGTGAGCTCGACCCGGCGCGCCTGCCAACACCGCCGCAGGAGGGTTCGGTGTCGGCGGTCCCTCGTACGGTCTTCGTGACGGCATCAGGTGTATCCCGCACCTGACCGTCGACCGCAGGAGGAACATCTTCATGTCCAACAGCACCGCCGTCACATACGCCAGTCGCGCCAAGCGCGCTGCAGACAACGCCGTCAACAATTCCAAGGACTACGGGACCCGATACCTCGCGGAGGCCGTCCGAGATCTCGCTCGCGCTATCGAAGAGATCGCCCGCAAGCAGAACTGACCACTCCCGCCGCACCGGGCCACGCAGGCTCACCATCAGCTTTGCGCTCATTGCTGCGCCTCGCCCTCGGCGATGGCCGCGAGCGCCCTTAGGCTCTCGTACGTGGAGTGGTGGCAAGTCGTGCCGACAGCAGCGTTGGTGTCAGCGGCGGTGACGTTGGGGATCCGATGGTGGGATCGGCCGAGGCCACGACTCGTGTTCGACGCGTTGTCGACGGACCGTTCATTCCTCAGCCCGGTCGAGGGCCACACGGAGTTGTGGGTTGAGGTTACGAATGCCGGCGATGGGACGGCGTTCGATGTCAGCCTCATCGGGCACTTATGCGACGTCACCACGCCGTTGAAGCGGCCAGATGAGATCCACGGGAGCCGGTGGGCGCAGCGGGTGCCGCAACTGGAGGCAGGGCGATCGATGCGGATCTTCATCGCACTGAAGCGGGATGACATGGATTCGGCGGAGCTCATCGTGCAGTACCTCCACGCCCCGAGAAAGCTGACCTGGTTGACGGTTCCGCGGCGGACCGTGACCGTGCGGCTGAACGCGCTGCCGTTCTCCTGGCCGTTCCCGTCCTCCGCTGAAGCAGGAACTCCGATGCCTCGCCGATGGCGCAGATGGAGACGACTAGAGCGACGAACACTCCGAGACATGGAAGCGTGGCAAGAAGAGACTGAGGATCCCGCAGAGCCCACGGAATGAACAGCACACCGACAAGCACGAACGACTTCAGATAGATCACTGCTGCACCTCACCCTCGGCGAGCGCAGTTGGTGAAGGATGTGCGCATGTTGCTTGGAGACGTGTATGTGTTGGATACGCCGGTGCGCTCGTGGCATACGGCCGATTTGGTGCCGGGACCAGCGGGCTGGTTGCGCGAGATCCGATCCGCGGCGGAGTCGAAAGAATGGCCGGCGCCGCTGGCCGTAGATGGCCGCACGGCTTTCGAACAGCCGAACCTTCTATTACAGCTGCGGCGCGTGTCTGATCCGCCCGAAGACCAGTCCACGCTGGGACTGTTCCTCGGGGGCCGTGCGATCGCGTACGCGACGGAGCGAGAGGCGAAAGCGATAGAAGAGCCGATCGCCGAACTGCAGACACAAGGCGTGGCCGTCTGGTGCCGCGCGAAGTTTGTGCCAGCACGACCTGAGACTGGGCACGCCGTTCCGTGGCTGCTGTACGAGACCGACGAGCCATCTCGTCTACGTGCGCAGCTCGACTATCTGCTTCGCTAACCGGGACGATCACTGCTCGTCCCCATCGTCCTCGGCGAGCGCGGCGGATTCCTTATCCGCGATTTCCTTGAACTTGCGGATCGAGGCCTCGTCGAAGATGTAGGCACCCTTCGCGCCAGGCATTTTCTGGACGAATGGGAGCGTGCCTGCGGATGCTTTGCGCTGGACGCTGCGAGGATCCTCCTTGAGGATCGCGGCAGCTTCTCGCGTCGAAATCAGCACTTGCGGGTTTTTCGTCACATGGCGAGTGTACGGTTTTGTCGTTTTTCCGCAAGCGTCGATTTATCGGCGTGTCTTGCTTTAGCGCGTTATTGCGGCATCGCCGCGCTTGTCGTAACATCGACATATGAGCAACGTGACGCCACTCCACAATCCCTGGGATGAGTCGCCGTTCCATGTGGGCGATCGCATTCGGAAGGTCCGCGAAATTGTCGGCTTCGGTACGCACAAGACAGAGTTCGCGCGGATCATCGGAACCGATCGCGGCACGCTCGCGAAGTACGAGGCAGGCAATCAGCGACCGAAGGACACCGTCCTGAGTGCGATCGCCTATGCGACGGGCGCGCGGCTCGAGTGGCTCAGATACGAAAAAGGCCCGGTCTTCGAAAAGACCGGGCCGAAGGAGCTCCCCCACTTGGACTCGAACCAAGAACCTGCCGGTTTCCGGAGCGGCGTGCTGGCGCGAGTGACGTCGATCACGGAGGCACACCGGCCAGACTCCCATTCCGAGACGAGCGTCCACGAGTC